AAGATTTCGAAAAAGAAAAAGGAACATTTTGTATTTTAGAATACAAAGATAATGGTGTGTATGTTGAAACAGGAGAAAAACAAAAATTTCCTATCTTCGTCGATGATGATAATTTATTAGTAACAAATATCTGGCGGGACCAAGAATCGTTCCAAGGTAAAGTATTTGTCGCTAATAAAATTAAAAAAATTCCATACATACAACCGTCATACAAAAATTTAAATTTATCCGATGATCAAATCATCGATGCTGTAGATAATTTAATCGAGCAAACTATTTTAAATTTTAAAACAGATAAACCTTTTCAATTATTTGTTTCAGGTGGTGTAGATACAATTATACTAGCCGCGTACCTACTGAAAAATAAATTACCGTACGAACTTATCCCCGGCGAACACACTGAGATGGATTATTTTCTATGCCATAATAGAAGTAAACTAAAGAATTATTGGGCGTATGCTGGCGGATCGCATCATTGGAAGGAACAAAGGATAGTAATATCAGGTGCTCACGGTGATGAAAATCTGCTGAGGAATCCTGTAAGTGCTTACTTGATTTTAAAACATAATAATGAAAATTTAAAATCAGTTTGTGAACAAAACTTAAACTTATACCATAGTAAATATTTTCTTCAAAAAAAACATCTAAATCTTTTTGACACTTTAAAAGACTTAGAATTTGATAGCGATGAAAAGTTAAAAGATTGGCTATTAAAAGGTAATACTGTAGATTATCAGCACTGGCATTTAGGAAATACAATATTTTTTACTCCATTCGACAACTTAGAGTTATTCAATTTAATGTTAAATCTAAGTTATGATAGGGCTAGAAATCAACTGCTCGATGCGAGTATAAGTAAAGAACTGATTAGACGTAATTACCCAAGTCTATTAAAATACGTTTCCCAATCAAAAAACGAAAGAAATTTTGAAAATTTAGCTAAAGTATATGACGGCTTAGAACATCTAGGTGATTAAAGGATAAGATAAATGAATTTATGGCAAAAAGTTAAAGACTTCTGGATACGCAGTTACACTAGTGATCGTCGTGCATTTTACTATGAAACGATTGCCAGTATCTGTGTTTTTACATCAATGACTTGGATTAGTATAACAGCACAACATCCGCCTATGCACTTGATCTATCCAGTTAGTTTTGTTGGAGCAGTTTTTAGTGTAGCAGGATTTATGAGGAGAGGCGCAGGGTGGCCTTTAGTAATGACTTGCTATTTTGGGTGTTTACATATATTTGGGTTCGGAAGAGCTATGGGATGGTATTAATATGAAAAATTGGTTGAAAAGTTTTTTTGGGATTGATAAATTAGAAAAAGAAAGAGCAGAGATATTAGCTAGAGTAGCTGAGGCAAAATCTAAAGAAGAAATCTCAAAGATGTCGCCTAAAGATCTTGCAACTAAAAGAGGCGAGCCTTGGGTAGCTGTACTCGATACTAAGGTTAATAAAGACAACGTTCGAAATGGTTTTTTTGAACTAGATTGGAATGAATATTTTATCACTGAACTTAAAAAAGCAGGGTATGGATTCGACGGTGACCCTGAAGAAGAAATTGTAGATCGGTGGTTTCGAGATCTAGCAAGAAACATGCTAGCCGAAGAAGGATTGGACGCTTCAAGAAGTGCTGGATTTATCAACGTAAACAAAATTAATAAAAATCAATCCGAAGTATCGTAATGAACAGAATTGTTGACAATCACGAGTATATTGATCAATATAATTGGTCTTCTCTCATTACAGAAACAGATAATCAAGAAATAATGCGTGTTGTTAAATCAATTATCGACAACGGAAATTATTTTAAAAATAGTCCTAAGTTTCAAACACAAGAAAATTTATTTGCTAGGCAAGAAACTGTTTTCTTAAAAATGAGACAGAGCTTTATATATTCTTGCTTTATGTTTTTAGGCGGGGAGGTACGTATTAAAAACATGATGAGTTGGTGCTTTATGACTAGTCAAAACGAAGTCGAGAACCGAGAAGATCTCTGGCACACTCATCATTTAAATGACAACAACGGAACGACTAATACTTTGAGCGGTGTATGGTATGTTAATATTCCAAAATCAATAACAAACTATGATACCGCAGGAACCGAATTCTGTTTAGATTGGGCAAACAAACAGGATTACATTTATCTCAGACCAAATAACTTGACATGGAACATATATCCTAGTAAACTGTGGCATAGGCCCGGAATCATTGATACTGATGAGTACCGATTCGTTTTTGCCGCAGACATGGAATATTATAAATGACATATATTTTGGTTGATACAGCCAACACATTTTTCCGTGCTAGACACGTAATCAACGGTTCTAGCGACATTAAACTTGGCATGGCTTTCCATATTACTTTTAACAGTATTAAGAAAGCATGGAATGACTTTGAAGGGAAACATGTCGTATTCTGTTTAGAAGGTCGCTCGTGGCGCAAAGACTTTTACACCCCGTATAAGCGTAATCGACAAGAAACTAGAGATGCATTAACTCCTAAAGAACAAGAAGAAGACAAATTGTTCTGGGAAGCATTTGACGAATTCAAATCATTTGTTATCGAAAAGACTAACTGTACTGTATTACATCACCCGCAACTAGAAGCAGATGATTTAATTGCAGGCTTTATTCAAAGTCATCCTAAAGATAAACATGTCATTATTTCAACCGACAGTGACTTCTATCAGCTCATTGCACCGAATGTAAGTCAATATAACGGTGTCCAAGAACATCATATCACACACGAAGGAATCTATGATGCCAAAGGTAAACTTGTCGTTGATAAAAAAACAAAAGAACCTAAAGAAGCTCCAAACCCGGAATGGCTCTTGTTTGAAAAATGTATGCGTGGTGATACCAGTGATAATGTCTTCTCGGCGTATCCAGGTGTGCGTACTAAAGGTACAAAAAACAAAGTGGGTCTTACAGAAGCGTTCGAAGATCGTAAAAGCAAAGGATTTGCGTGGAACAATCTCATGCTACAGAGATGGGTTGATCATGAAGGAAAAGAACACAGAGTTTTGGAAGACTATGAGAGAAATAGGCGACTAATCGATCTTGCACATCAACCCGAAGATATTAAAGAGCTTATTAAGAAAACAATCGAAGTAGATTGTGTTCCTAAAGACATTACACAAGTAGGTATTCGTATGCTCAAGTTTTGTAATCATTGGGACATGAAAAAAATTGCTGATAATATTCAACAATACGCAGAACCATTCCAAGCAAAATATCCAGAAAGAGTAGAGGCATAATATGGCAACAAAAGATGAAAAACAAGAATTAATCGATATCCTTAAATTTACACCCTGTACTTACAAAGTGCGGCTTTGGGGTTACGGAGGCGAGCATGTTATGGGTACTGTAGATCGTAAAGTCTACGATTACTTTAAACAACGTAGGCTTGATGTTTCTGAGTTTGCTTGGGACAGCGACTACGCCGAAGAAAACAATATTCCAGAAGATATGCAACCATTTTGGCCAGGAAGCTGGCATGACTGTGACAACATGGGGCATTGTTGGGGTGTAGATCGAGGTGCAGGCACTATCCAAGTAGACGACGAGAATGGAAATACTATCTATGAAAAATCTCTAGACGATATTGTAGGATATGACGAAGAAAATCCTGAACCCGAATGGAGTTGTGGTGACGAAGTATGGATCGATAGTCAACCTCCAGGTACTGTAGTTTTTATCGGCACTAGCTCAGAAAAAGGCACATTCTTCGAAGCCGACCTTGAACTTAAGATGCCGTTTGATCCTGCTAAACTATGCCTACACTATGACGAGATCGACGGCAATGAGATCATCACTTCAGTAAGCTACGACGAAGAAGAATTGAATAATGACGGCGGTGACACTAACGGCAAAAGTACAGACTTTGGTTTCTATATTGCAGGATCACAAAAAGACGGTAAATGGGAACGATATCGAAATATGGATGATATTGAATACGGCCTAACAGAATGGTTTCCCGCTAAAGTCAACCCAGAACGCACAGGCAAATATAATGTCAAGACTAAAGACGGCTACAACTATCAAGCTATTTGGAATGGCGAGTTCTGGCACAACGATTGGAACGATGAAAAGATCAAAGTTAAAGAATGGCAAGGAATTGCCTATGATCCAGACGAACACTTTTTGCGTGAAGAACTAGATAACATCATCTTGGAGAACTAAAATGGCTGATTGGACTGTATCAACTTACTATAAAAAATCCATCGAAGAGCATGAACACTTTACCAAAGATGGCATGGAAATTGTTCGCAAAACAGGATGGAGATCTGGTAGCTGGAATGTAACTACATCCGACGATAATCCTCCAGAATTTCAGTTTGACTATGTTCCAGGTGGCGACGGAAGTAAA